TGGAGATAAGGCTATCCTTGCGGGACAATAAGTAGTGGTAGTTTTTCGCGTGAGTCCATGCCTGCAGATTATTTCTAACTGAGGGTATTTTCTTCAAGTCGCGTAAACTGAATCCTGGGTAAGGATCTTCCATCGTTGATAAACTGAATTCTACTTCCTTCAATTCATCTAGGGATTGTTCGATTAATATCTGTGCTCGCCATTGGTTATATAGAGACGGTCGACGAAAACCCTCTCCTACGTAGCATCGGTCGACAGAACAATCCGTGAACCCACATTCGCTGGTTGGGGTTCCGTAACTATTGTCTGAAGCACATTTTTCATCCATTATGTGCGTTTTAACAGGATCTAGTGAGTTCTTGATATAGTGATAAGTGGGTAGTTCTCCAGCATTATCTAATAAGTACTCATTTAGGAAAGAGCTCATTGCATTGTACTGTTCTTCATTAGAATGAAAGAATAACTCACGCAAAGCGCTCATAACTGTGCTTTCTAACTGTGTAAACAAGGAAACATTGTTGCTGGGTAAATACCAACTACATGATCTTGCAATTGAGTCCATTGAAAGCGGGGCGATTACTCTATCTAATTCATCTGAGAAACAAAATGTTCTCTTCAGAAAAGACATTTCATCTGGAGTGATAAATGAGACATCAACGTCCTTCTTACTAGCTGTCGTAAAACGGAGCCCGTAGTAATCAGAGCAACACTTGGCATAGTAAATACTGTCAAAATTTCTAGTCTCATCAGAAACGGAAGCGACAACATCATCACCGTAGGTGCACACTGCAACGTGTTTAAAGAAATCGAGATGCGAATATTCCGACATGTTCCAGGCATAAGCTAACATTATCAATCCACGTAGTGAATTATCTTCTGCGGTGCCTAATTTCCCAGAAGGTTGCAATCCCGGAACGAAGAATTTGTCACCATTCATAATGATACTTACATAAGTTGATTCGGTTAGGATTCCTCGAACTATAACCATCTGTTCTTCAGTATATCCAAAATGGATGAGAACATCATTTATAATTGTCGCTGAAGCCATACCAATATCAACAGGCATGCAAGTATCATAACCGCTATAGTCACCTTCGATAACATTGCGTGAGTGATCATTAATTCTATTGTAAACATCGCCAGCCTGTGTATGCATATCTATACCTATACTAGAATAGAAACATTCAGAATGTGCTGCCATATGATTAGTCAGTGGCATAAGGAATGCACGGGTCACTATGTAAAAGGCATAAGGTGTAGCGTAAAACACTCGCGTGGCTCCTTTTGCAACTTTCTCGGCCGCTCTAGGTTCATCCTTAAGGTTAGCTTCGAAAGGGACTTTAACAATATATCCTTTAGAATAGGCATCTATCAGATCATTAATTTCCTTAAGAATTTGATCCTTGGGATATATAGTATCCTTTTCCTCATAAACATAATTACGCTTCTTTCCAGGGGTGCCATAACCAGCGCTCTTGGATAAATCCACTGACCGACAGTAATAATCAAAAGCTGAGCCATTAAAGGCAGTTTCAATATTATAAGGTCGCATCTCACTAATACCAACACTTTCAAGGTTGTTGCAAATTTGTGCTGTAACTTGTTTAATAGTTCTTCTTAGAACTGTAAGATTAAGGCACTTTTTAGGATTTGCAAACTTCCTGAACGTAACATTATAGGGATTGATGTACTCGCCATCTTTCATCTTTGACTTCATCAGTGGTTTTTGGTAAACGGTATATGATTGGGGTCCATATACTTCATCCAATTTCAACTGAATCGTAGAGTGAACTTTGGTTTTACATAGCTTAGATACTTGATTGAAAGTTTTCATGGTGCCTACATTTCCTAAATAAGTGGGGAAACTAATTTCTTCATGTAGAACCAAAGATTGAGCATGTGGGGGGTTAGCGGGCTCTTCTTCTCCAAGAGAATGAGCTTCCATAAATCCCGTGTCAAACTTGTTCAAACATTCGTCAAGTTCATGTCGCGTGAATAGAACTGCATAGGCTACATTACTATTATAGTGTCCAGCAATGTGAACTCCTGCAATAGCGCATTTACCTTTCGCTGTGGTCCAGACTACCGGTAGTCCGCATTGGCCTACTTTATGTCCGTCCCATGAATATCGTATAGCATTAGTGTATGTAACTCGATCAAAATTCTTGTCTTCACACTCAAGCTTTCCTATGTAAGAAGCACGCACATGTGAATTCAAGATCTGAGCATCCGCATTTGTTAATCGTAAAATAGAACTGGCAAAATGTGATCTCACGTCCTTGCTCAAAGTTTGAAGAACATATAACACGACATGGTCCGATCCAAGTAATCGATGATTAACATCGCATACTATTCCAGGCATATAAGCAGAGGGACTAGGATCGGAACTTGCTGCTAGTCTAAATTTCATTCCTACAATATCATGGGTTCCAAATGCGTGTTTGGGAACAATAAAGTAATTAGAACATAATCCAAAAGCGTACGAACGTGAATGATTACCATTGGGCAATTCAACCTCAAACTTACGTATATTATTAGATATAGCCGAATAGAGTTCTGAAATTTCTCCTGAGTGTGCTGAATCCATTTGTGCCAAATTAACAGTAGTCCAAGACATTGCATTGTGTTTATTAACCACTCTGTAAATGGGTGATCCAGTACCAACACGCTCTTCCCAGGTGTTAGTTCTTTTCGTTTCCTCAGTTTCCTTTGGAAATTCAGTACTCACCTGCGAAGTAGTTTGACCTTCTGTAACAATATTGTCCTGTAACAAACCAACAATCTGCTTAACAACAACAACTGCGGCGGCTATATGTGCAATACCAATTGCTAAATCCGCCGGATTTCTGAGCCACCATGTTTTGAATGTATCAAACTTGTTCTTCCAGTCCTCTGTTTCAGAATGTATAATTGATTGCATGGTTTGGCTCCTCCAATAATATGTCAGAGGACCTATATCGATATACGAAAGAGAGAGGAAGAATACAGCAAGGGACAACAAGATTGGACTGTGAAACACCATTGCCATCAGTAGACTTAGCGCTATCAAAATCTGACAAAACATAACATAAGTTTGTTTAAGTTTCGATAGAGCTGCTCCAGTCATTAACATGGCACCGGCAATAACACCAAAACTCTTAA